CCGAAGACGGCGACCTCACGCTCTGGATCAATTCGCCGGGCGGCAACGTCTTCGCCGCTGCAGAGATCTACACAATGATCCGTGACTATCCGCACAATGTCACTGTGCGCATCGCAAGCATCGCTGCATCGGCGGCATCTGTGATCGCAATGGCGGGCAATACTGTCCAGATGTCTCCCACCGCTCTTCTCATGATCCATGACCCATCTACCATTGCTTTCGGCAATGCCAAGGACATGGAAAAAGCCATTGCTACGCTGAACGAGGTCAAGGAGAGCATCATCAACGCATATGCGGCAAAAACCGGACTCAGCAGAAACCGCATCAGCAAGCTCATGTCCGATGAGACATGGATCAATGCGAAAAAGGCGGTCGAGCTGGGCTTTGCAGATGAGATCCTCTTTGACGAAAAGCCGGAACCGGACAAGAAGGAGGAGCCTGACGATCCGGACGAGCCTGAGAAGCCCGATCAGGAAGGCGGTGACGATGAGGGCGATGAAAAGAAAGAGACCGAAAAGAAGCCGTTCAAGCTGGACACCGGCGATGCCCTTTGGGAGTACAGTACCCGTGTCATGGGACAGACCATTCTGGGAAAGATCACCGCTTCCGCAGCACCGGAAGGCACAGAGCCGCCCGATGACAGCAAGGCAGATGATGCACAGAAATCTGCCGAGGAAGGGCTGACCGCACCGACAGTTACAGTGCCCGATATGCCTGTGATCGGCATGGATGGCAAGACCGCAGACGGCTCTATGCCGTATGAGATTCTGAAACAGCAGCTTGCTTTCATGAGATAAGACACATCTCACAAGCAGGCTGTATTTTTGTGACCGCCGGAGTTTTTACCTCCGGAGAATAGGAGAAAAGATATGAGCAAGATTATGGAACTTCGCAGCAAGCGTAATACCCTGTGGGAGCAGACAAAGGCATTCCTCGAAAAGCACCGTGGTGAGAACGGTCTCGTGGAGGCTTCCGCAGTGGAGCAGTACAACAAAATGGCCGGTGAGGTGCAGGCCCTCGGCGCAGAGATCGAGCGTCTGGAACAGCAGGCCGCCCTCGATGCGGCACTTTCCGCACCGACCAGCAAGCCCGTCACCAACGCTCCCGGCACAAAGAATATGCCGCCCACCAACCCGACCGCAACCGACGAGTACAAGTCCGCCTTCTGGGATATGATCCGTAACAAGGGCGATCAGCTTGCAGTCCGCAACGCGCTTTCTGTCGGCGAGGACACTGAGGGCGGATACACTGTGCCGGACGAGTTCGAGCGCAGACTGATCCAGGCACTGGAAGAGAACAACATCTTCCGCCAGATGGCAACGGTCATTAAGACCAATTCCGGCACCCGCAAGATCCCTATCGCCAACGATACGATGGAGGCACAGTGGATCGATGAGGGTGAGGAGATCCCGGAAACCGACACTCGTTTCGGTCAGACGACCCTCTCCGCATACAAGCTCGGTACAATGATCAAGATCAGCAACGAGCTTCTGCACGACTCCGCTTTCGACCTCGCATCGTATATCGCTGCTCGTTTTGGTGTTGCAATGGGCAATGCCGAGGAGCGTGCCTTCTTCACCGGTGACGGCGACAAAAAGCCTCTCGGTATTCTCGATGAGACCGGCGGTGCAGAGCTTGGTGTTACTGCGGCATCTCAGACGGCTATCACCTTCGATGAGATCTTTGATCTCTACTACAGCCTGAAGTCTCCCTACCGCAGAAACGCACAGTTCGTCTGCAATGAGACCATCCTGCTTCAGCTTATGAAGCTGAAGGACAAGAACGACAACTACCTCTGGAAGCCGTCGCTCGACATTGCAAAGCCGGATACACTGCTCGGTCGCCCCATCCGCACCAGCTCTTTCATGCCCGGTATCGCAAAGGGCGAGCGTGTTCTCCTCTTCGGCGACATGAAGAATTACTGGGTGGCAGACCGTCAGAACCGCACCTTCCGCCGTCTGAACGAGCTGTATGCCCGCACCGATCAGGTCGGCTTCCTCACCACACAGCGTGTGGACGGTCGTCTCATCCTGCCGGAGTCTGTGAAGGTGCTGAAGATGGCAGGCACCAAATCCAATACCACGGGCGGCGGCACGACTGGCGGTAACACCGGCGGCAACGGCTGATAAGAACGGAGGGCAGATAAGTGAATCTGATCTCACTGCCTGAAACAAAAAACTACCTCCGTGTTGACCACTGTGAGGATGACAAGCTCATCCTCACTCTGATCGATACGGCGCAGCGGCTCGTGATGGATGTGGGGCGCATGAATGAAAAGCAGTTAGTGGAAAATGAGGAAACCTCCCGGCAGGCTATGCTGTATACTGTTTCTTACCTCTATGAAAACCGGAATACTGCTGATTATCATGCACTCACCTTGACATTGCGTGCGCTGTTGTTCGCACAGAGGGAGGGCATCGTCTGATGGAGATCGGGAAACTGAATCAGCGCATTGCTGTCCTTGAAAACCATGTCAAAAAA